AACGGAAAGAGCATTAACTAATTTAAATTTAATAAAAAAAAATTTTATTACACTTCATATAAGAAGAAACGATGAATGTTTTTCAAATAAAGAGTTATTATATTCAAAAAATACTATTAGTTCATTAATTCATTTTATACAAAAAATTTATACACAATATAAACTGGATATACTATTATTATCTTCTGATAACAACATAAAATTAGATATTATTAAACAAGTTCCTTATGTAAAAACATTAATCCATAATATATCGCATACTTGTAATAATGATATTCATGACGAAAGTATAGTTAATACACTAAAAGAGTTTTATATTATGTCGTATTCAAAATACATTTATAGCTTTTCAGTATATAAACATGGTAGTGGGTTTAGTAAATGGTGCGCAACAACATATAATATACCTTATACCTGTTTTTTTTTAGAATAAAAATTATTTCTAGTTTGTATTAGATAATCATTTTTTTTAAAGTTTCTATTTCTGATTTAAGGTCCTTTATTGCTTGAACCATTATTGGTATAAGTTTTGAATAACTAACCTCTAATTTTTCTGGATTCGAATCATAAACTAAACCAGGAATATTTATGCCAGTTTCTTGTTGAACTTGTTGTAAATCTTGCGCTATAAAACCCTGATCTGGAACACCAATTTTTCCACCATTTCTCATATTCCAAATATAGTTCACTGGTTTCAGTTTGTCTACAAATGTAATTCCACTGTATGAATCTAATGGAACTATATCTTTTTTATCGCGACCATCTGAAAAAGTAGTTATAGAACCTACAGCACATCTTAAAGTAGTAACAGATCCATTTCCTAATGTAATTTCATCAAAAGCTGATGATGAAGATGGTGTAGCATTATAGCCAATTATGGTACAATTGTAGCCTGTAGTTAAATTAGATAAACTAGTAACCCCATTATTATACCCAGCATTATGTCCAATTAAAGTACAGTCATACCCAGTTGTCAAAGCATTGCCAGAATTTATTCCAACTGCGACATTGTTATTTCCAGAAATGTCACTATATAAAGAACTTGTTCCAATAGCTATATTATTTGAACCAAAGATATTATTATACAAAGAAAGTTCACCAACAGAAATATTATTAGAAGCTAATCCTGTAGCTGTCTTTTGAGAATTATAACCTATAGCTACATTACCTGTAGCAGTAGTATTACTTAATAAAGCATTACTGCCAATTGCTATATTTTGAGAACCAGTTGTATTTGCTTGAAGAGCCCGATAACCTATAGCTGTATTATCTGCGCCAGTTGTATTTGATTGAAGAGCCTCATAACCTATAGCTGTATTATCTGCACCAGTTGTATTTACTTTAAGAGCATAATATCCTACAGCTACATTACCACTAGCAGTATTATTTAGTAAAGCCTGGCTACCTAATGCTACATTTTGCGAACCAGTCGCATTACTATACAACGAATAATAACCAATTCCAACATTATCTGTTCCAGAAATATTATTCGTCATAGCACCGGTTCCCATCGCAACATTTTGATAACCAGTTGTTTCGTTTAATAATGCTCCGGAACCTACCGCGGTATTACTAAAACCAGTAGTATTACTATATAAAGCATTATTGCCTACCGCTGTATTATTTCCATTAATCGTATTATTTGCTAAAGCAGCTGTACCTACAGCAGTATTATTCGTACCAGTTGTGTTGGCTTGAAGAGTAGTTACTCCTATAGCTATATTACCAAAACCTGTATTATTATTCAAAGCATTTCTACCTATAGCGATATTACTTGAAGCATCTACATTATTATACAAAGAGTTGTCACCTATTGCTACATTATAATATCCAGTTTTATTTTTATAAAGCGATTGATATCCTAAAGCTATATTGTTATAACCTGAATTACCAGAAGAATTTCCATATAAAGCTTGTATACCTAAAGCAATGTTATAAGACCCATCAGCATTATTGTACATCGTTTGATAACCCAACGCTAAATTATTATTTCCGGAAGTATCATAATATAAGGTTTGATAGCCTATAGAAACATTATCATCTCCAATATTATGTGAATACAACGATTGATATCCTAAACCTACATTATTATTTCCAGTTGTATTAAACCTCATACTACTATAACCTAAAGCAGTATTTGATTGGCCAATGGTATCTGTCATTAAAGAATAATTACCTAAACCTACATTATAACTACCATTTGTACTTGCGGCTAATACATCAGTACCTATAGCGGTATTATTAGATCCAATAGTATTTTGATTTAAAGAATTTACACCAAATCCACAATTGCTACTTCCCGTAGTATTAGATGATAAAGAACCGGTACCAAATCCGCAATTATAAGGTCCTGTAGTATTATTTATTAAACAATAAGCACCTACAGCTGTATTATCATTTCCTAATGTATTATAAAGTAAAGTATCATACCCTATTGCTGTATTTTGTATGCCAGTAGTATTATTCAATAAAGAATGATAACCAACAGCAACATTTTGAGAACCAGTCGTATTAGCATACATAGATTGAAACCCTAAAGCAGTATTTTCAGACGTTTTATTATTGAATAATGATTGATAACCTATTGCGACGTTATTATTTCCAGAAACATCGCTGTATAACGCACTATTTCCTATTGCTATATTGTAATTTCCAGAAAGATCATTGTATAAGGCATTATGTCCTAATGCTATATTTTCGCTACCATTTTTATTTAAATACATAGCTGAATTACCTATAGCAATATTATTTGAAGCATCTACATTATTATACAAAGAGTTGTCTCCTATTGCTACATTATAGTTTCCAGTTTTATTTTTATAAAGCGATTGATATCCAACTGCTATATTGTTATAACCGGAATTACCAGACACATCACCATATAAAGCATTTTTACCTATAGCTATATTATAAGAACCATCTACATTATTATATAATGAGTTATCACCTACGGCTACATTATAATATCCGGTTTTATTTTTATAAAGAGTTTGATATCCTAATGCTATATTATTATAACCGAAATTACCAGAAGGGTCGCCACTCAAAGCACTCGTACCTAAAGCTATATTATAAGAACCATCTACATTATTTCCTAAAGATCCGTAACCTAACCCAACATTATAATATCCAGTTTTATTTTTATAAAGAGTTTGGTATCCGATAGCAGTATTACCATATCCAGAATTACCAGAAGGGTCACCATATAATGCTTTATATCCAACACTGACATTACTGTATCCAGTTTTATTATTAATCATCGACTGATAACCGGTTGATACATTATTATATCCAGAAACATCATAATACAATGATTCATGACCGATGGACACGTTACTATCGCCATAAAGATGTGAATACATATTGTAGCTACCAACTGCTACATTGCTGTTTCCAGAAGAATCATTATTTAATGTATTAGTGCCTAATACTACGTTATTTTGTCCAATAGTATTGACATTTAAAGCACTTGAACCGATAGCTATATTGTAGCTTTTATTATTTTTATTTAAAGCATTAGAACCAATAGCTATATTATAATTTCCAGAAACGTCACTATATAATGCTTGATAACCGATAGCTATGTTATAATTTCCAGAAACGTCACTGTGTAATGCGTTATGTCCTATAGCAACATTTTCGTAGCCATTTTTATTTAAATACATAGCTGAATTACCTATTGCGACATTATTATTTCCAGAAGTATCATTATATAAAGGTTGGTATCCTATAGCAACATTATAATCGCCACTATTATGTAAAAACGACGCTTGGTAACCTAAAGATGTATTATAATTTGATGTTGTATTATTATAAAGTGCTTGTGTTCCTAGTGCTACATTTCCGTTACCAGTTGTATTATTTTCTAAAGAATTGCTGCCAACAGATGTATTAGAGCTACCTGTAGTATTAAAACACATATTTCCAGCACCAACTGCTATATTAAAACTACCAGTTGTATTACTAAATAGAGAATTAGTACCCATCGAAGTGTTAGATATTCCAGTTGTATTATTTGTAAATGAAAAAGCACCAAATGATGAATTCCATTTACCTGTTGTATTTTCCTGAGCTGATGACTGACCAAACGCAGAATTTTGTATGCCAGTAGTATTATTATCCAAAGATTCATTACCAAAATTCGTATTACTAGACATTATATATAATTCATACAAAAAATATAAAAATTATAAAGAATTATTTTATAAATCATTATAATTTACATTTCTGTTTTCCTAATTTTATCGCGAATTAACATAAGTTCATCAAATATAACAGGTTCAGAACCCTTTATATAATGAGTAAGTTTCGCATCTCCTGTAGCCAATAGCATTGTTTTTAAATCCTCATTTTGTGTAAATTTCGCATATTGCGCAGAATATAATTCTTTTTTCTCTCTTTTACCAAAGAAATCAGAATCAACTGATACTTCAACTGGTCTTAAAAGTTCGCCTTTATATTTGCCGCTCTTGCTTCCTGCTGCTTTTGCCATTACTGGATCTTTTGATCTATCAGTTCCAGAATCTAGAGAGAAACTCAAATAAAAATCAGGATGAGTTTTCTTGAATTTAGAAGCTTGGTAATAATGTTCAACTGATGCCCAACGATGATTATCTAATGTAAATGGTTGAACCCAGAAATTAGATAGTTTTTTACGCCATTGAGGTATAGAAGCTAACGCAGCATATTCTCTAAGTCTATCATTAGATATTTTCTCTCCATTTCCTTTTCCTGGAAGAGGTTTATCGAGAGATTTTGAATAGAATTGAAAGACTACATCATCATTGTATAAACCTCTTAATTTAGATTCAGATAAATCTTCATATTGCGCTTCCTTGATTACCGTTTTTTTTTGACTTGCTTTAAATTTTTGGAAATCTGGAATAATGTCAAATGGTCCAGCATTTTTTTCAAGACATTTTTCATATATTAATTTTTTTACATCATATGGTATTTCACTAAATTTAAAAATCATCTTCTTTCTATACCCAATTAATTTATAATGGTTTCCTGTATGCTCTATCATTATATAAAATTCTGGTGTAAATCTACCACGCTGTTCTAAAATTTTATCATTTAATTGACCGCATTGTAATACATTTTTTTCGTCCTTTGCTTTATAGTTTTCACTTGAGAAAATAATGAACTTGATATTTAATATTCTCTCTAATGTTGAGAGAGCCCAAGTATCAGCCCAAAAATCACAATGTCTTATAACACGTTTAAATTGGTCTAAATTGTCAATACCTTTCATAAATTTAAATTCTTTTAATATAGCATTTGAAACCTTTTTCTCTTCAACTAATTTATCATGTAGATTTTTAATTTCTTTTGCTTGTTCTATAATTACCTTCTGTTCATTTCTATCAATTGTCTGTGTAACCATTTGTTTTAAAGCTAAATATTCTCTTTCTAATTCTTTTATTTTATTTGAATCTCTAAGTATAGAAGCACTTACCATATCATATTGCTCTTTATAATTATCATAAATTTCTTGAGTTGCTTCTTGAGATAATTTTTTTCTAAGTTTGCTAGTGCTGGTTTGTTGTGCTATGTTAGAAAAAGCATCCCTCACTGTTGCGAATAAGCAATCACCTCCACCCTCATTATCTTGAATTGTAAAATACTTATTTTTCATAAATTTATGAATCCATATATCTGAAGGAGTTTCATGATATTTCTCTCTAATATCTTTTGCTTGTTTTTGTGTTTCTTCGGGTAATAAGGGTGGAATAGGTGTGCCCTTAATAGCAACAAAAATATCTTCGCGTTCAGGTGGAATAACATAATCCATAATTATTTTATCTTCCTCTTCCTCCTCTTCTTCATTTACATCATCTTCTGTTTCAGAAACCTCACCTTCTTCTTTATCTAATTTATGTAGAGGAACATCTGGCTGTAACCTCATTTTATTTAAAAATTCTTTTGTTGCGAAAGAATAAATTAATGGATCATTCATATTTTCGATGTTTAAGTTATTATATTTATCAAGATAAGATAAATAATCTGATGCTTTAATTTCATATAAACCAATCTGAACAACTTTGTTATTATATTTAACTAAATAAATTGGGAAATATAGAATATTTTTATCTTCATAAGTATTCTTAGGATTACCTACAGCAATAATGACATCAATATCTTTAATTTCCAATTGATATAAATTAGCTTCTGTCTTTAAATCACCAGAGTCTACACTTTTTAATTCAGGATAACTTACTTCGCTATCTATTTTTGATAATACCATTATATAATTTATCAGAATATTTTATATTTAATTTAATACAAAATATTATATTTTACCAAATAACAAATTTCTTCATAAATTTATCATTTTTAAGTTCATTGATATAAAACCACATATTTTGTCTTTTACATACAATATCAGAATTCTTAACGTCTGATTCAAATATAACTAAGAAATGAATTATTTGTTCTTTATTACATTTATTTGCCTTCAATTCTTTTGCGAATCCATAATACTCACAAATTAACAACAACTCTTTAACAGTATAATTTTCATTATAATTAATTATATGTGGAACGATTAACTCATTAGGTAATTCTGCTTTTTCAAGTTCAGCCATTAATTCATCTATATTAAAATCATTTTTTGAGTCCTTTTCACACTCTTCTACATAATAAGAAATTGCTATATCATTATCAGATGTCATTATTTAAATATAGTTGCTTACTATTTAAATAATATTATTACATAAAATTATATCTGACCTAAAAAAATAACATTAAAAATTAGTATTTATAAAAGTAAATTACATGAATAAAAAATAATACATTTTTAAAATATAATAATATATAACATTTTGATTTACATATCAATTAAATCCATAAATTTGAATAATGATTTATTTGTAAGACTTTTATAATCTTTCACCTTGCTTTGAGTAATTTTCTCAATTACTTGATTAATAGTTAATCCATCAATTAGTTCATAATTTTCTCCTTGATAAAGTTCATATAATTCCTTCTTATATAAGATAAAGATCGTCTCTGTCAATTCATCTACTTCATTTTTTTTATTTTCAATTGAAATATAATCATATACTTTTGATAATAAATTTCTAGTAATTTGAATGATTTCATTTTTAGAAATAACTCCACAAAACATCAAATTTACATAAAATGCCGCCAAAGACCGTCTCTTTTCGTTCAACTTATTATTTTCACAAAATTTATCATAATTTTCACTGGAATCGACATATTCAATATTATTAAATAATTCTGTAAATTTATTCAAATGCTCTTGATATTTAGATTTAATAAAATCAAATTTGAGTGATAAATCAGCATAAAGCTCAGCGTATATTTTTGAATAATGTCTATTTGACGAAGCAATTTCAAAAATATTAGAACCAATTCTTCCTAAATCAGAATCTGAATTTTCAGACTGTAATTTTTCAATAACATCAATAATTTTATTACGCATATCAGAGTAATTTTTATCAGTCATTTTATTAATAAATGACCTGATTAAATCAAAATCCGCATCAATTCCAGATTTAGTTTCAATTTTAGTAGTTTCAAAACTTCTAATAGAGTCCCAATCATCGTCATTTAATACTTCCATACCTTTATTTCCCTTACGTTTCTTAGCTGGCTCTTTCATTTGCGAAACGGGTGTAGGTTCAACCTTCATAGGATTTTCCCTCTTTTTAAAAACAGGTGTTTTAACATAATCAGGAGAACCAACTTGCATAGCTAAATTAGAAATTTTTTCCATTACATCATCCGGCACACGATAGTCAAATCCTTTGAAGACAATATCTTCAATAAATTCTAAAGAATATCTTAAGGTTTTAGTTGTCATATTGGTAATGTAATATAATTTATTCTTTTATATTTATATCAATTTTTTTAAATAATAAATAATTATTCTAAATACACTTAAATAGATAAATATATCTTATATACATAATGACAGAAATGGATACTACTGTTGATGAAACACCGAGGAATGAAATAATTTTTGATTCATCGGTACATGAAATTCATAGTTGGGATGAACTACAATTAGATCCCAAGATTTTACGTGGAATTTTTGCTTATGGATTTGAAAAGCCTAGTCCCATTCAGCAAAGAGCTATTAAACCTATTTTCGAAGGTAAGGATGTTATTGCGCAAGCTCAATCAGGAACTGGTAAAACAGCAACATTTACTATTGGAGCTTTACAAAATATTAATGTGAAGGAGTCTACGACTCAAGTTTTAATATTATCTCCAACAAGAGAACTTTCAAGTCAAACAGCAAAGGTTATAAGTGGTCTCGGAACATTTATGGACGGATTAAGAATTCAAACGCTTTTTGGAGGTGCTGTTGTCGAAGAAAGTAGTAGTTTTTCGAGTAGAAATGTTCCTCATATAATTTGCGGTTGTCCTGGACGTGTATACGACATGATGAGACGTGACCGTATTAGTTCAAAGTCAATTAAATTAATAATTTTAGATGAAGCAGATGAAATGTTATCTTCTGGATTCAAAGACCAAGTTTACAATATTTTTCAATATTTAAATTCTTCGGTACAAGTGTGTTTATTTAGCGCAACTTTACCAGAAAGTTTGAATTCTATTATTCAAAAAATTATGCGTAATCCTATTAAAATTTCTGTTAAACGCGAGCAATTAACGTTAGAAGGTATCTCTCAATACTTTATAGCAGTTGAGGATGATAGACAGAAATATATTACCTTAAAGGATTTATTCTCACATATTAATTTATCACATACAATTATTTATTGTAACAGTATTAAACGAGTTCAGGATTTGTATGAAGCCATGTGTGAAGATGGATTTCCAGTTTGTAGAATACATGGTGATATGGATAAAGGTGAACGTAGTAAAGCATTTAATGATTTCAGAAGTGGAAATTCTAGAGTATTGATATCTTCTAATGTTACAGCTCGTGGAATTGATATTCAGCAAGTAAATGTAGTAATCAATTTCGACTTATCAAAGGACGTACATACTTATTTACATAGAATTGGACGTTCTGGAAGATGGGGAAGAAAAGGTGTAGGTATTAATTTCATTACACGAAGAGATGTAGGACAAATGAGACGTATTGAAGAACATTATTCTACGCAAATTAATGAAATGCCTAGTGATTTAAATTTTTTAAGTAAAATTTAAAACATTCGTAAAATTAATTCATTATATTTCTATTATAAAATATAATGAGTTCTGATTCAAAAATAAATGAAATAAATGATTTCTTTAATATACCAATTTATTACAACGACAAAAAAAAGGAATTGAGTAAAAATATTATAAAAGATTTAGAATTAATTGAAACATCTGATTCGTCATGTAATCCAATTTATAATTTTTGTTTTGATAATGACAATGACATTTCTAAAAAACTTAATCAACAATTATGTAAATATTACACAACCGATATTAATTATCTTAAAGATACACAGCAACTATTAAAAGAATATAAACCATTGGGTGTCAAATATAGCGATTATTCTTATAATTATAAAAATATTGTGAATATTTGGAATGAGCTGAAAATAGATGCTGGGTTTAAGGAAAGATATTATTTTATCGAATGGGAGATGCTTGAGTTTTTAAATCGAAGTCAATTATTTTTACAATTTATGAGTATATACAATCTTCTCTCGCCAGTAATATCACTTCTTGTGCCAATCATTATTCTTATAATTCCTTTTTTGATTATTAGAATGAAAGGTGCTCAACTAACAATTAATGAATATATTGGAGTTTTAAAAACGGTGGCTAGTCAAAATGCCATTGGTAAATTATTTGTTGTTAATTTCAATGAAATTAATTCACAGGAAAAATTATATATATTAATTTCAGCCGCGTTTTATTTATTTTCTATTTATCAAAATTTTATGGTTTGTGTAAGATTCAATAATAATATGAAAGTAATTCATAATCATTTTAACGAAATTCGAATTTACATAGATCATACAATTAATTCAATGGAAAATTTTCTGAAATACTCATCTCAATTCAAAACATATAACGAATTTAATTCTACCGTTAATGAAAAGTTGAATATATTGAAAATAATCCATAAAAAAATAGAATATATTTCTGATTATAATATGTTTAATTTTAGTAAGATTAAGGAGATCGGTTATGTATTCAAATGCTTTTATGAGTTACATACAGATCAAATATACGATGAAGCTTTTATGTATTCTTTAGGATTCAATGGATTTATGGATTGTTTAAAAGGCTTACATCAAAATATTTTAGAGAGAAAAATAAACTACGCATCCTTTATTGATGAATCGAAGAAAGGTATATTAGAAAATAGTTATTACGCTTGTTTAAAAAATAATAATCCTATTAAAAATACAATAAAATTCAAGAAAAATATGATTATAACTGGTCCTAATGCGTCTGGTAAAACAACCGTCCTCAAATCAACATTAATCAATATACTATTTACTCAGCAATTTGGTTGCGGATTTTATGATTCAGCAAAACTAAAACCATTCGAACATATTCATTGCTATCTAAATATTCCAGATACATCAGGACGCGATAGTTTATTTCAAGCAGAAGCTCGTCGTTGTAAGGAAATTTTAGACTCAATCGCCAGTTCAAATAAGGAAACTCATTTTTGCGCATTTGATGAGCTTTATTCTGGAACAAATCCAGAGGAAGCCGAACAAAGTGCCGCATCATTTATGAAGTATATAACAAAATATAAAAACGTATCTTGTTTATTAACAACTCATTTTATTAAAGTATGTAAAAAACTTGAAAAATCAAATTCGGTTTCAAATTATAAGATGCTAACAGATAAAAAGGATAATGAATTAATTTACAAGTATATTTTAGTTAAAGGTATTTCAAATATTAAAGGTGGGTTAATTGTATTAAAACAAATGAATTATCCAAAAGAAATAATTGATAATGCTTAGTTTAATAAAACAATTCGTTAGTTAATAAATTAATTTATATAATCTTTTTGTAATAAAATGGCGATATTAGCAGATTTATTTAATTCTAGTTTTTTAATGTTTTTAGGAATATTAGTGCTTGTGGTAGCACTTCTTGTTGTTTATTTTGAAAGTAAAATGAGAGAACAAAATCACAAAATTGCTTCAATGTTGAGTTTAGTTTCAACATTAGCAGAAGATATGAATGGTGTTAAAATGGGTTTAAATCATTTAGCTATTAGAGGAGGAGCTAATCAACATAATTTTGTTGAAGAAAATTTAGGAAATATACAATCATTGATAGAAGTTTCTGATGAAGAAGATGAAGAAGACGAAGAAGCTGATGAAGACGAAGAAGCTGATGAAGACGAAGACGTAGACGAAGACGTAGACGAAGACGTAGACGAAGAAGATGAATCAAGTATCATTAATTTAGAAGGAGGATATGAAGAAGATTCTAAAGAAGGGTCTGAAGAGTCTGTTTCAGAAGAATATTTAGAAGATTCAGAATTTGCCGAAATAGAAAATAATGAATTAGAAGAAGACACGAAAATTATAACATTAAAAGTATCTCAAGAAGTAACTAGTGATATAAACGAATCATATGAAGATATTAATAATTTAGTTTTTGAACAAGTAGAAAATTTACCTGATTTTGAATTAAATAAAGAAGAAAATCACAATTTAGAAGATTCTATTATGCCTTCTACAAGTGATTTAAAAACCATATCTATTAATTTAGGAGAGGATGAACATAATATTGATTATAAAAAATTACAGTTACCTAAACTAAGAAGTATAGCAATCGAAAAAGGATTAGTAGCGAATTTAGATGTATCAAAGTTAAAAAAACATGAAATTCTAAAATTACTTGGTGTTGAATAAAGATTTAGAAATTTTATTATCATTATAAATTATATATGTCGTGGCAAACTTGTTATAGCGGTTCTAATAATATAGATTTTAATTTTCCTCCTTTGATGAGTGATGGTCGTCTTTGGAACACGTGGCAACCTGACGCTTTGGTTAATGAAAGAATTCAAAGACAAGAAGGTATTCAATCAAATTGGCAATATCGTCAGTACCTCCAAAAAAATGGAACACAAATAATGAATTTTAATACTCAAGAGGCTTGTTACGCACAAGGTTTAGACCCTCATTATACGACGAATCAAACACCATCCGATAATGTTCCATATACATTTAAGGGAACTTTTGATACTGGTAAACCAGGATTCGGATATTGTAACTCAGACCTAAAATCGCCTTATTTATCTAGAGAACAATTAAATGCTAGATTAATCGCACCATATATAAATTTACAAAATAATAAATAAATAAATAAATAATATTATGAAAATGATATAATAGTAAGTTTTTATAATTTAATATTATAATGAAAATTCTCTCAATTGATGTTGGAATAAAAAATTTAGCATTTTGTCTTTTTGAAAAAGTAACAACTGCAGAGCATTTTAAGGTAATAAAATGGGATATAATAAATATTTCTGAGGAAGAAACATTGAAATGCGGTTTTGTTGAAAAAAATATTTTATGTAGTAAACCCGCCAAATTTAAGAAAAATGATAAATGTTATTGTTCCAAACATTCGAAGAAACAAGAATTTCAAATACCAACTTGTGAGCAAAAACAATCATTTATTAATAAACAGAAAATAATAAATTTATATGAAATAGCGGATAGTCATAATATAAAGTACGACTCAAAAATTAAAAAGACTGATTTAATTAAGTTAATTAATGAACATATTGAGAAAACATACTTTGAAACAGTTGAAAGTAAAAAAGCAAACGAAGTAAATTTATTTAATATTGGTGTAAATATTAAAACAAAATTCAACGAGATATTTAAAGACGTAGATAAGATTGATTATGTAATTATCGAAAATCAGATAGGACCATTAGCAATAAGAATGAAAACTATTCAAGGTATGATAGTTCAATATTTTATTATGTCTAATTTAAACGTCGAACATATAGAATTCATTTCAGCATCAAACAAACTAAAAGATTGCGACATAAAAGATAAGGAGAAATATAGTGACCGAAAAAAATTAGGCATAGCAAAATGTTTAGGAGTTCTGACATTAGATTTTAGATTTAATGAACACATGAAATTTTTTAACGAACATAAAAAGAAAGACGACTTATCGGATGCCTTTTTACAAGGTTTATGGTTTATTAATAATAAAAAACTTTAATTAAAATTTAATTTAAAATATATTAATTGTAATTCGTATTACTTAAAATTAAAAGTTCTATTTAATCAATAAATATGTCTGATTTAATGGAAATTACAGAACTAGATTTTAATGATGATGGATTTAGACGTTCTTCCAATTTTGGCGGTGGTTTAGAGCTTTTAATGAATGATAAAGTGAGAGAAAGCAGTAGACCAACAAGTGATATAGATTTAGATGATTTAAATAAACTTGAAAATGAATTAAATGATTTAGTTGACGATGTTCCTTCTAGTGGATTTGCGCCTAAGTCGGATTTATTTGATAAGCCAAGTGTATCATTTAGTGATGAACCTGCTATTAGATTAAGCGGTTTTGATGATAATCTAGGTAAAGCCACATCTGAGACTGAAAATAACAATCAAACATGGGATGGTTATGGTAAATTTAATAATATTCCATTAAATCCAGATAAACATGTTCCTATGGAACCAAGATTGTCTAAAGAAGAAATGCTAAGAGAGAAATTTAAATATTTAAGAAAGTTAGAGGCTCTAGAGAAAAAAGGAGTTGAATTATCAAAGAAATATTCTATGGATTCTTCCCTTCAAGAAATGATGGGTGAATACGAAACAATTATGGAAGAAAAATCTAAACAAAATTCCGTTAAATTCCAAGGTAATATGCTTATGGCGTTGATTAATGGTATAGAATTTTTAAATAATAAATTCGACCCATTTGATATTAAATTAGATGGATGGTCTGAACAAATTCAAGAGAATATTAATGATTATGATGATATTTTTAGTGAACTACATGATAAATATAAGAGCAAAGCATCTTTGGCACCAGAATTAAAGTTATTATTTCAACTTGGAGGTAGCGCAATGATGGTTCATATGACTAATACAATGTTTAAGTCGGCAATGCCTGGTATGGATGATATTTTACGTCAAAATCCTGATTTGATGCGTTCATTTCAAAATGCTGCCGTAAATTCTATGGCCCAAACCAATCCAGGATTTTCTGGGTTTATGACTAATATGATGAACCCAGAACCGCCCAAAGGTATGGGACCTCCTCCACCCTTAGCCACCCAAGGTCCTAATGCTGTTCCGCCACCTATTAATAGACCTGGGAACAATAATTACGCTAGACCAGATTTAAATTTGAGTAGAAGTAATTTTGAAGATGGAATCAATCTTAGAGAGAATTTCGAAAGACCTGACGTTCAAGAAAGAACTAGTAGAAGACAACCTTCTAGACCTGAAATGAAAGGACCAAGTGATATTTCAGATATTCTCTCTGGACTTAAAACAAAGACTATTAATATTCAACAACCTCCAACGCCAACTAATATAAATGATAATAGTACTATTAGTATAAATGATTTGAAAGATTTACAGTCTGAAGGTAATATGCCAAAACGAAGTGGTCGCAGAAAAAAATCAAATAGCAACACAATTAGTTTAGATATTTAAGCAATAACTATTGTATAATTTTGTAAATATTTATATTTTATAAATGTAAAATATAAATTTTATTTGTATTTATTGTATCCACGACCTATAGAAATTTGTCCTCCCCAATATATTTTTTTTAATTTCCATCCTAATATATATTTATCAAATATTTCTGGAACCCATTTACACATAGGTATCATTGTATGTCTTACAGTTAATTTATTAAATCTACAATTAGAATCAGCATTCTCAAAAGAATCATATCGATAGCAATCGAAACCTTTGATAGGACTATATGAATTAGATGGTTGAAAATTAGTATTTTCATAACATAAATAAACTCTATCGTACCATTCTGAGTTATTTTTTTTACTATTATTGTCATAATACATTTTTAAATAAGTAATATCTACTGTGTTCATTATTGTATGATTTAAATTGTAATATTTAAGTCGTTTATTTTGTATTATTCAACAGTTACAACCTTGGCTAAATTTTTAGGTTTATCAGGATTAATACCTTTATTAATAGAAAGATAATAAGCAAATAATTGTATAGGTATTATACCTAATAACGAAGAATATGAATTATTTTTGGGTATTACAATTTGTTGATATGTGTTATCATGATTTATATTTATATCATTTGTAATAAAAATGACGGGTGAATTTCTAGAAGAAATTTCTTGATAACAATTCATTATTTTTGTAAAGTGTTGTTGGTCTAAATTTAAAATAATTACAGGAAAATTTTCATCTAGTAAAGCAAATGGTCCGTGTTTTAATGAACTAGATGAATAACCTTCTGAATGGATATAAGAAATTTCTTTGATCTTTAGTGATCCTTCTTTGGCTATACATTCATCAGTGCCCTTACCAAGTAAAAACATGTTATTTGCCTTAAAATTATTAACAATTTCTGGTATTTTACTACTACATTGATCTAAGGTCATTTGAATGTCATTAGATAAATTATGTAGATCGCAAATTATTTTAGCTCGTTTTTGTTTATTAACTTGATGAAGAGTTGAAAACCAAATTGCTGCCATAGATAAACATACTACTTGACTTGTAAATGCTTTTGTTGAAGCAACACCGACTTCTTTACCGGCATTACAATAAATTCCACAATCAACTTCCCTTGCTATCAAAGAGTCAACTACATTTACTATACCAATAGTTATTAAATTATATTGCTTTGCGATTTCTATACATCTATGCAAGTCTTTAGTTTCACCAGATTGAGATATTAATATTAATCCGGTTGTTCCAATTTTTGGAATATCGTATTCATTAAAATCCGCACCATCAAATACTTGAATAGTATTAAAAAAACATAATTGTTTAAAATAATACATGCCATATAATCCAGCAAAATATGATGTACCACATCCTAATAGAATTAGATTATTGATTGTTTTTAATAAATCAGTATTTTGTTCTAATCCTCCTAATTTTACTTCGGTTTCATTTTTAATTCTACCACCTTTATTTATAGCATTAAGTATTATTTCAGGTTGTTGATATATTTCTTTTAATGTCCAATGTTTAAAAGGATGTGGTGTTAGTTCG